GCCGGTGAGGCAGATATCATCATCGGTATCGGTATGGATAATTCTGATGATTGTGCGAGGGGGAGAAGAAAATTTTGTATTAGTAAAAATAAAATTAATGGAGACCATAGTTCTTTTAATTGTTTTATGAATCACCACAGAGGAGTGTTTTATGATGATAGTTCTTGATATTGAAACAACATATAAAGAAATAAATGGTAAAACTGATCCAAGCCCTTTTATTACAGGTAATAAGCTAGTGTCAGTAGGAACTATAAGTTTTAATGATAAAGGAGAAAAAATTGATTACTTTAAGTTTTCTCATAGCAGTGGTGATGAAAGTCAAGAAAATTTTAAAAAGTTAAATGCTTATCTACAGAATACACAACTTTTAATTGGGCATAATATAAAATTTGATTTGCAATGGTTATTAGAATGTGGATTTAAATACAATGGAAATTTATATGATACTATGGTAATTGATTATCTATTATCAGGTGGAATTAAATGTGATTTGACATTAGAAGGGTGCTGTAGAAGAAGAAATGTTGAATTACCAAAAAAAGATTTAGTTAGTGAATATATCGATAAAGGTATAGGTTTTGATAAAATATCTTGGGATATTCTTAAAGAATATGGAATAGCCGATATAAAAGCAACTAAATGTCTTGCTGATTATCAGTTAGATATATTAAAAACTACATATAAGGAGTTTATATGATACGAAAAATGTATGAAACAGAAGATGATAGAAAAGTAGAACAAGCGATTGTTAATGAATTATCAGATGCTTGGAAAGTTTTTTATCAAAAACTACCCATTAAATACAAAGTTGATTTTGCTATACTTAATGATAGACGACAAGTTATAAGTTGGGTTGAGATTAAAAGACGAGACCACAAAATGGGCACTTATCCAACATATATGTTAAGTCTTGATAAATATTTATCAGGTATGCAACTATACAAACTTACAGGACTTCCATTTAATTTAGTGGTAAAATTTACAGATAATTTATACCATTGTGAAGTTCATTTATTAAGTAATGCACAGATTACAATATCTATGGGGGGCAGAACCGATAGAGGCGACAACCAAGATATTGAACCCTGTGTTTTTTTTGATAGTAAGCTATTTAAAAAAGTGGTAAAAAAAGAAGAATAATGAATCTTATACCTACTTGTAAATTATCTTTAGAATTAACTAAAGTTCTTACAGATATTGAAATTGCAGGTTTAAAAGTCAATAAAGAAACTTTGCAAAGAATAAAAAAGGACTTTACTAAAGAGTATAACGATCTTGAATTATCTTTAAATGAACTTGGTAGAAAAGTTATGGGTGATACAACTTTTAACTTGAATAGTTCAGAAGATAGGTCTGTTATTATTTATTCTCGTAAGGTAAAGGATAAAAAGTTTTGGAAACAATTTTTTAATCTTGGTTTTGAGCTACGAGGAAACACACGAAAAGCAAAACGAAGAATACAAATGAAACAAGAAGACTTTGAAAAAGCAGTTCGTAGTATGACTCAAGTTCAAGCAAGAACAATAGCCCATAAGTGCACAAAGTGTAATGGTTTGGGTAAAGTTGCTAAATTAAGAAAAGACAATACTTTTGGAAAACCTAGATACAGATGTCACGAGTGTGATGCTGTAGGTATAGTGTATGAACCAACTAAAGAAGTAGCAGGTTTAAAATTAGCCCCAAGAGGAATATTTGATATTTCAGTTAATGGCTTTAAAACAGATAGCACTACTTTGCACGAATTACTTACATCAGCAACAGGGATATCACGAATGTTTATTGAGAAATACATCAGATATTCTGCTATACGAACTTATCTTACAACTTTTGTTGAAGGAATTGAAAAAGCAGTTAATGAACGAGATTTTATTCACCCACAATTTATGCAGTGTGTGACATCAACAGGTCGCCTGTCATCTCGTAGTCCAAATTTTCAAAATATGCCTCGAGGCGGAACATTTCCAGTTCGTAAAGCAATAGTCAGTAGGTTTGAAAATGGGTTAATACTAGAGGGTGATTATTCACAATTGGAATTTAGAGTAGCAGGATTTTTAAGTAAAGATAAACAAGTTTATACTGATGTAAAAAATAATTTTGATGTTCATAACTACACTGCAAAAGTTATGAATGTCACAAGACAGCAAGCAAAGGCACATACATTTAAACCTTTGTATGGTGGTGTGTTAGGGACACCAAAACAAAAAGAATATTATTTAAAATTTAGAACAAAGTATGATGGGATTGCGAATTGGCATAAAGATTTGCAAGAAGAAGCAATTGTATATAAAAGACTACAACTACCTTCAGGTAGAATTTATAAATTTCCATATGTAGAAAGAACAAGGTATGGGACTGCGACTCATTCTACATCTATAAAAAATTATCCAGTGCAAGGATTTGCAACTGCTGATTTATTACCTATAGCACTTGTTAGAACACATAGGGCTATGAAAACTCTAGGTTTAAAATCAATGATTGTAAATACTGTCCACGATAGTATAATTATTGATGTTCACCCTAACGAAAAAAATGCTTGTATAATTGCATTACAGCAAGGTATGTATTCTTTGGCATTAGAGTGTGAAAGAAGATATAATATTAAATATGATATGCCAGTAGGTGTAGAATTAAAGATTGGTAAGGACTGGTTAAATTTAAAAGAAATAAGTTGACAAATGTCTGTGGATAACCTATATTTAAGTTATCATAAGCCAAGATATGGTATACATATGTTTTTATGTATGCTATATATTGTATATGTGCATATATTTTAAAAGGTAATTACATATGAATAAAACAAATGGCTCTATTCTGCCTACAGATCTAAGTAAAGCTTCATTAAAAGACATGATGAAATTTACAGGTCAAGCAGACGAAGGGCAAGAGGAAGTTGGTTTACCTAGATTATCTATAAACCACTCCGCAGAAGACGATGAAGGTAATACTCTACCAAGAGGTTATCTAGCAGTTAGAAATCCAAAAACAAGTGAAGTTGTATTTGGTGAAACTGCGATAATACGACCTTTTATAAGGTTGTTTATGTATAGTTCTTGGGATAACGAAGCTGAAACTTTTGCATCACAAACTGTTCAATTAAATACATTAAATGGTATATTCTACGATTCAACAGGTGGCGAAAGATGTGGTCGTTTAGCCAAGAAGGAAGCTGAAAAACTAGACCCTAACTCAAGTGAGTATGCTTTACAAAAAAATGTGAAGTGTAATCAAGTAGTGTATGGTCGAGTAACCATTGATGGTATCAATGCGAGAGGTGAAAAATCAATAGTTGAAAATTTACCTGTTGTTTGGTATGTCAAGGGTGTATCTTTTATCCCAATCGCTGACTTTATTAAAGGTCTAAATAAGCAAAAGAAACCTATGTGGGAAACTCTTGCTGAAGTTGGAGCTTTGAAAAAGAAAAAAGGTGCTAATACCTTTTATGGGGCTACTATTAAACACAAAAGCAATGCTGAATTTTCTCCTGATGATAAGGAGTTAATGCAACATTTTTTTGATGGTGTTAAGGCTTTTAATGATTCTATTTTGAGAAAGCACAGAGAAGCCATGAAATCGACTCCAAAAGAGTCTGATGTAAGTTTAGGAGATAGTCTCGAGGATGAATTGGGCACTAACTAAAATACAATCGTTCCTTTCAGAAGCAAGTAAGGGGGAAGGCAAACTTTCCCCTGAACTTGTAGAAGAATTTAAGGAATTATGTGGCAAGGCAATAGATAGGCAATTTAATCAAAAACGAAATAAATGGCGACTTCGTATGTCAGAAGTTGGAAGACCTATTTGTCAACAACAACTCAATAAAAAAGGTATAAAACAAGAATACGAATATAATTCAATAATGAGATTTTTAATTGGCGACTTAATAGAGGCATCTGCTGTTGTTATTATGAAAGGTGCTGGTGTTAATGTTCAAGAACTACAAAAAGAAGTAAAAACAAAAGTAGCAAATGTAGAATTAAAAGGAACATATGACATCAAAATAGATGATAAAATTTGGGACATAAAAAGTGCTAGTCCTTTTATGTTTGATAATAAATTTGGTGAGTGGGGTGGCTATATGAAAATAAAAGATGATGATACTTTTGGGTATGTTGCTCAAGGATTTTCGTATGCTCATGCAGATAATTCTGATTTTGGGGGGTGGATTGCAATAAATAAATCAACAGGGGAATGGGCTATATGTGAAGTTCCTGACCAGCAAGAAAACGAAAAATTAAATGCATTACGAAAAGTAAAAAGTAATATTGAAAATGTAGACAAAGAATTTAAAAGAGGTTTTGAAGATACCCCTGAAAGTTATAAAACTTATTCAGGTAAAGACAAAGGAAAAGTGACATACACAGGCAATAGGTTAATGAATTACCCTTGCACATTCTGTGGGTATAAAAAGCATTGTTGGAAAGATGCTGAATTGTCACCAAAGATTTCTAGTAGAGCAAAGCATCCACCATATGTGTGGTATACTAAATTAGAAAAAAGAGAACTAAAGTAATGCCGATTTTGTTACAGAGTAGTATTAATCAACACGACTTAACCGTAAATCAAGATGCGATTTATGTATACCTTGATAACGAACAAAAAAAGGGGGGTAGTGATTATGCTATACTAATGAGAAATTATTCTAATGCTGTAGGTTTAGTTGTAAAAGAAAAACCATCAGATACAGAGAAGAGCTATTGGTCGGATAGAATATTTCCTAGTAAACGAGAATTATTAGAAGAAGGTCTACAAAAAATACATACACATTTAAGAAAAGGTGGGATTGTTGTGCTTACTTGCAATTGGTCTGATGACGAAAACTTAGAAAAGTATTCATATAAAACTTACGATTATTTATTAGAATCCATAGGGACACTTAGAACGAGGTATAGTAAATCCATTGATTCGTAGTCATAAATTTAGATCTAACTTTGAGTTAGGTGTTGTCGCTGCTGTCTCTAAACATAATGTAAAAGTAGAGTATGAGACAAAAAGAATACAATATGTTACGCCCCCTAAAACATATACTCCAGATTTTTATTTTCCAGATTATGATTTATATGTAGAGTGCAAAGGGTTTTTACGAATGGCAGATAGAAAAAAGCATTTGCTAATAAAAGAACAGCATCCGCAATTAGACATTAGGTTTGTATTTGTAAGGGCAGATAATAAATTATCCCCTAAAAGTAAAACTACTTATGGCGGATGGTGTGAAAAAAATGGATTTATTTATTCGGAAAAGTTTATTCCAAAGGAATGGTTTAATGAAAAGAACTAAAAAAGATATAAAAGTAGTGCCTAGTGTATCTAAATTATTAGGTCTTAGGTCTGGGTCGTGTGGAATTATATTGGAACCTATGGGTGAAAAGGGGTTCGCAATAAAGTCATTCGAGGGTTTACTTGAATCTGAACCTAAACCTAATAAAAAAGGTAAACCTAAAAGATTACCAAAAAAAGAAGTAGATAAAATAATGAAAAAAGTAAGACCTAGTTTGCAGTTGTTGCACATACAAAGAGGACTTGTTTATTTACTTGAGAATCATATGGATATTATTTATGAGGCGGGAGATAAATCAATTGATGATGGTTTAAGAGAAATATTAGATGAATTAGAAACTAAAAAAGATCCAAAAAAGAATATTATTAACGTAGATTTTACTAAGAAAGGAACATTACATTGACAACACATTTAATAATACCGGATGCCCATGCTATGCCTAATGTGTCAAATGAACGGTTTACTTGGTTGGGCAAACTTGTTGCTGAAATCCAACCTGACGTTATCGTTGATATTGGGGATTGGTGTGATATGGAAAGTTTATGTATATATGATAAAGGAAAATTGCAGTTTGAAGGTAGGCGATACAAAAAGGATGTCCAATGTGCACTTGATGCAAAGGAAAGATTTGAAAATGAAATCGCAAAGGTAAATAAATACAACCCTACAAAGGTTGCATTAATGGGTAATCACGAACAAAGAATTGAAAGAGTTTCTGAAGATATTCCAGAATTAGCCGATATACTTAATGTAGAAGATTTAGGTTATTTAAAATATAATTGGAAATTAATACCCTACTTGACACCCTATAACCTAGATGGTATTCTATATTCACACTATTTTTCTACAGGTGTTATGGGTAAAGCTATGTCAGGTGAAAATGTAGGTTCCCGTCTAATAAAAAATACATTTCAAAGTTGTACTATGGGGCATAGCCACCGGTTAGATATTGCTACACGAACCAGAAGAGATGGTACAAGATTATGGGGGTTAGTATGTGGATGTTTTTTTGATCATTATCTCGATTACGCAAGAACAGATAACAATGCTTGGTGGCGAGGGGTTGTTTTTAAAAGAGATGTCAAAAAGGGTAATTATAATCCAACATTTATAAGTTTAGATATTATTAAAAAGAGGTATAAATGACAGAAAAGAAAAAAGAAGAAAAGTATGACCCTATTAATAAACCAAGACACTATAACCAAGGAGGTATAGAGGTGTTTGACTTTATTAAAAGCAATAATTTTAATTATGCACAGGGTAATGTTGTTAAGTATGTAAGTCGCTACAGGCATAAAGGAACACCTGTTCAAGATTTATTAAAAGCAAGATGGTATCTTAATAAATTAATTGAAGAAACTGCATCAATTATACAGCAACAGCAAACAACTGAAAAAGATAAAAAGAAAAAAGATAAGAAATAATGACTGACATATGTTATAGAAAACTATCCGTAATACAGACTATTCGGATAGATGAGAGAAGTGTTCGTGTTCATGTCTGTTTTGATTTACATCCTAAAAGATGGATAAAAAGAGAACCGAACTGCATATTAAGAGTAAAAATTCATTCAGGGGGCAAAGCAACACATTCTGATCATCATTTTGAAGATGAGTCTAATTTATTGACTTCGACTTTGAAATCTTCAGAAGACCACATAAAGACCTTAAAGGACTTATACAAGGAAGTTCCTAGAAATAGGAGGAATGGCAAACCAGTAACTGTACTGGGTGCTATTTGTAAACTTTTAATAAATGATTATTTTTTAGAGAAATCTTATGAACAAAAAACCAGCCCCCGAAGCAACGATAGCTTCGATTCACTTCAAGCTCAACAATTATGGGCAGATTATCACAGAGATTAATTCAGTCAGGGAAGATGATTTAAAGGAAGTATTAGATGGATGGAATGCATCCTATGAGAACACTCATAAACTTTGCACATTTACAAAATGGGCTAAAAGTTATATGGATATGTTCTCAAAAGACGCTAAAAATATGTTAGACTAAAGCACAAGCATATGAATTAATTTCTAATCCAACGCTTACTTCTTTAACCTTAGGTGTATACCAAGTCATATATAACTCCATTAATAAAAATTATTAATAATAGTTCTATTATAATAACAGAATGTTAATCTGTAAACTCAATTATTTCGTTTACTGTGATAGAGTATATCGATTATTGGCAGAGTTCTAATTTCTCTGATAATTTGAGTTGTTCGATCATCCAAGTATCTACAAGTGGGTCTTGTAAATTTTCTATCTTGTTAATGACCTCCTCAGGTGGGTAGGGATAATTAGGGCAGTAGTTAGTCGCCTGCTTTCTCACGCAATTTGTGGTAAGCAGCACGAGCAGAAACAATCCTAGCACTAATTTTATCGGCTTCTTGATGTTTTTCATTGTCTAATTCCGCTTGTTTTAATAGTTGGTCCTTCTTGCCTTCGTTTTTAGCAATATACCACATCATTAGTGGTTGAACTATTTTAAGTATAAAACTAAATATAAATTTACTTATCATTGTTTTTGTCAAAATGGTTAGAAATACGGATATAAATTTCGAAAAAATTACCTCTCTGTTAAAAGATCCATAGTCTTTGTACCTCGGGAAGGATATCTAATCAAAGCCCCGAAAACTGCCAGTGGCGTCAGGCCTATTGACCTTTCAGGGTCCGTAATCAAG